AGTGGATTTACACGGGTGAAAATACAGAAGTTATTAATGCTGACATTAGGATTGATTACCTATGGCGTAATGTTCGACCATTGTGGATTAACAAAGATGGTAAACCTATATCAGCAACTGCAACACAACCTACAGCAAGTAAAAAATCCAATGCAAGTAATAACTCTAAAGTTATAAATTGCAATGACGCAAGAGAAGTGCAGCCAATTAACCCAACCAATACTGTGTATTATGCTGAAGACATGCCGTACAACCAAGGGACTGGGATTGATCCTAAACCAGGCTGGTACCCACACATGCCACAGTTTCAACATGCAAATACCACAGTAGATCAAGCAAGTAGTCAAAGTGCAGTGTACCAAGAAAGTGCGCAGGAATATAGTATCTATAGGCAAGTTGCAAACAATCAGGCAGCGTCAGGTGATATGTTCAATTTAGAATTAGAAGTAGTCGGCGATCCGTATTGGTTACTGCAAGTTCCGGGCGCCAAAGGTGGCCCACCATGGACTGATGATGTTTGGGAATACGAAGCTAAACAATTAACAGAAGAAACAATGGCTGAAAAGCGAAAATCAGCAAGTACGCATACATGGTTATCGTACATTTATTTTGAAGCACAAGTGCCGTCAGCTGACATTGACAAACAAGACCGAATGGCGTTACGTAAATCAGATGCAGTGTCTGGCGTGTACTCGGTCATTGAAATTACAAACAAGTTTACCAAAGGTAGATTTACAACTCATTTGAAATGTGTTAGAGAAAATCTATCTAATCCGTGGGTAGGCAAAATGGTTGGTACTCCAACAACAGCTTCATCTGGTCAAAAGAATGCATCCGGAGTTGGCCCAAAAACGGCCGGCACAGTAAACGCTAAAGAGAAGAAATAACATGGCAAAAGCAAATACGTACGGCGGCAATGCAGGTGGCGGCGCAGGGAATAAAAAGTTTGGTATCTATATCGGAACGATTAAAGACAATATAGATAAAGATGGTCTTGGTCGACTACGGGTATGGATTCCTCAGCTAAGTTCGGCAAATCCAAACGATTCAAGCTCATGGCACACTGTTAGATATTGTCCGCCAATGGCCGGAGCAAGCTCTACATCCACTGAATCACAAGCAAATGACGCAACAAAGTTTAAACAAACAAATCAAAGTTACGGTGTATGGATGGTGCCGCCTGACCTTAACGTACAAGTAATTTGCGGATTTATCAATGGAGAATTGCATCAAGGTATCTGGTGGGCATGTTTACCGCACGATGGCCATACTCATGCAATTCCAGCAGTAGCATCAGGAGCCACACATGATGGAAATACTGCTCCTGTAGCAGAACGCAACCGTTATAATTTAAAAGATCCACAGCCTGAACATCGTCCCGAACACCCACAAAGTGATATGGTCAAGCGCCAAGGTTTGGAAAAGGATCTACGCCGCGGCCACATCAATGCTGGCCCTTTTAGAAATGTAGATAAGCATCCAGGTAAAGGCTACGGCATCTTAACTCCGGGACAGCATCAGTTTGTAATGGATGATGGTGAGAAAGGGCACAGCGGTCAAATTCGTCTACGTACTAACTCTGGCAATACGTTTATCATGGACAATGACGGTGGATTTATCTATATGATCAATGCCAGTGGTAATGCTTGGTTCCAATTAGATGCTGACGGTAACGTAGATTTATATGCCGCAGGAGACTTTAGTGTTAATGCAGAAGGCAGTATCAACTTACGTGCCGGCAACAACATCAACATGGAAGCTGTCAACAACATAAATGCAAGAGCCGGTGCAAATCTTGTTGCAGAAGCCTGTGAAGTAGTAAACATTACAGGCACTACTGGAATGAAACTTAGTACAAACCAGAATATGAATATCTTAGCAGATAGCCAATTTAAAATAACTGGTCAACGGGTTGATATAAATGGGCCTGCTGCTGACCGTGCTGCATTGCCAGTTGATAATAACTTGGTTACAAATGCAACCATTGGCAAAAGCATTGCAGGCAGAGTACCAGAAGCAGAGCCGTACGGTGGACATGCAGTTAGAGATGGCGAACAACCAACAGTCCCAGTAGGTACTAATCCGGTGCCAGAAAATAACATTTCTCCTGCACCCGAAAGCTATGAAGATAAGCCGCCACCAGAAAAAACTGATGCTATTGCATGCGTACCCGACGTAACACAAAATAGATTAAGTGATGATGCGTTTAACATGATGAAAAGTCGAGAAGCATATCGCGGCATGATGTATAGTGACTTCCAAGGATATAGTGTAGGTTACGGTACTCGCGTTGATATTTGGGGACCAAGCAATTCTGCAAGTAAAATTGACGATAACTTGAAACAAGCATTAATTGCTGGCCCAAGTGAAGCTGAAGCACGTTTAGCAAGCCGACAAATTGTTGATAGGCATGTTGCGCCAGCAGTACTTAATACTTTGAATAAAGCAAAGGATGGTAAAAACGTATGCGTTACGCAGTCTCAAATTGATGCATTAATTATGGCAGCATACGGAAATCCAGCGGCTGCAAATAAGATGGCGGTAGCACTTGTTGCCAGCGGCGCTGCTCAAGCTGACGGCAAACCTACTAATGCAGATATTGCAAACATCTGGGCAAATAGCAGCTATTCGAATAGTGCCAATCAACGTAATGCAGAAGCAAAGTATGCAATGACTGGAGAAGCAAATGCTGATACTCGTAGTCAAACACAATCACAATTAATGGCAGCAGGTGTTAAATCTGATGAAGTTGCTATTAAAAATAATAAAGCACGTAATCCAAGAGATCCGTGGCCAACTGCATTAGGAAATGGTCCCAAGACCGGAGCAAAATCTGATGCAGCATATGGAAAGCCAACTGCACAACAAGCTAACCAATGGGAACGAAGCTGCTATTTGAATACTGGTAATATTCCAACTGGATCCAATTTAACATTGACTCAGTTACGGGACAAGTACGGTGAACCGCATACTGGCAGCAACTATCCACCAGGTGCCCCGACCAAAGCAACCTGACCCAGGTTGATAACACCCAGTATATTGGCATGCGCTAAATAGGTGTATGGCACGTTACATATCAAAATTCCGCGGTTATAGCTCAATAGGGACAAGTTTTCTTAGTCCTGTTCGCTATGACTTAGACTTAGCAAGGCAAGACTTGTTAAACCACTTCAATACTCGTAAAGGCGAACGCATTATGATGCCAACCTTTGGTAGTATTGTGTGGGATATGTTATTTGAGCCGCTTGACGATATCACAATTAATTTAATTGATGCTGATGTACGTTCAATTATTAAAAATGATCCACGCTGGTTGTTACAGAGCGTAACAATTACAGAGGGACCAAACGCACTAAACATTAATGTAGTGGTAACCTACTTGCCATCTGAAGAAACAGTGACATTACCATTGACATACGATAAAGGAACTAACACATTATGAGTCAGACTCGACGCCTTGGACAACTATATGCCGCAGAAGGCTGGCTAAACAACTATCGCTATCTGGTAAATGCTGACTTTAAAGCATACGACTTTGAAAGTTTACGCACTACGCTATTAGATCACGTTAAGACAAATTATCCAGAAGATTTTAACGACTTTATTAACTCCAGTGAGTATGTTGCTATCATTGATATGATGGCTTTCATTGGCCAGAATCTGGCATTCCGTGCTGATTTAAACTTACGTGAAACATTCCTTGAAACTGCTGAAGTTCGTGGGAACATTCTAAGCATTGCTCGCCAACTTGGCTACAAGCCATTCCGCAACGGTGCAGCCGGCGGATTTTTACGCATTAGCGCAATCAATACAACACAGAATCTTTACGACAGTAAAGGAACTAACCTTGCTGGACAAACTATTGTCTGGGGTGATCCATTGAATTCAGACTTCAATGAACAATTCACTGTAATTTTAAACCAAGTATTGAATAAAGCCAATCCAGTCGGCCGCCCTGTAAGTTCTATTGTATCAAATGGAGTGTCAAGACAGTTGTATCAACTTGATCAACCTGAAACACGCACTATGGTTGAACCATTTACTATTACTGCTAAAAATAATAATAGCTATTCTTGCGAACTTGTACCTGCAGAAATTGATGCAGTCACTGAATTGGCCATTGAAGGATTACCTAATCCGTATGGATATTTGACTACATTGTTTAACAACGATGGAACTGGATATTCGTCATCGTCGAATGGGTGGTTCTTCTTGTTCAAGCAAGGTAGCTTGAAGTTTGAAGACTATGTGTTAGACACTAAAGTGGAGAACCGTGTCATTGATTTAAACGGAACTAATATCAACGAAACTGATGTATGGGTACAAAGCATTTCAGCCGAAGGCGAAGTGTTATTTAATTGGACCGCAGTGCCTAATACCATTGGTAAGAATATTGTTTTCAATGGTGTTAGCAAAGACGACAGAAAAGTATATGAAATTATTACTCGCGAAAATGATGCAGTCTCATTGAAATTTGGTGACGATGCGTTTGCTGATATCC